CGGCAGCCAACGACGCCAAAAAAGACTGACCCCGCAACGCGTGGCCCCAGCGTAACGGGGCACCCTTCCACGACCACCAGGAGCAACCATCATGACCCAGATCCGGCTTCCCAAAGCCCTATCTCTAGTGCAGCAAGCTAGTGCTTGACTCTAGTGCGGGACTGCGTAGAATGGACTCACGGCACGCAAGCCGCTTAGGGAGACACAATGACCATCAACACGACGACGAAGACCATCACATACAAGTCTGCCGCAATCCCCTCTGCCATCGTGCGCGCAGCGCGCAGCGCGGGGGTCGGCTCTGACCTCGTCGAGGTCTTCGGGCTCTCTGGCCACGATTTCGATGCTGACATGAACGGCGGCACCTCGACGGTCGATCTCGTCCTCCGTGGAGTCGCGGTCGAGGCGTTTGCCGCATCGCGTTCTGCGCGCGATGCGCTGAAGGGTCGTGGCCTCACGAATGAGCAATTCGTGGCCGCGATGGAGTCGGTCTGCCGCGCCGCGTTTCGCGGACTCTGACCCCCCAGAGCTCGCCAAGTACGACGCCACCAAAAAAAAGGAACCCCCATGGCCTCCCCAAACGCCCCCAAACCCCGCACACGCCCTCTGGCCCCCTCTGGCCGTGCCAGCACCCACACAACCTCTCTCAGCCCAGCACAGGCCGCATGGGTGCGTTCCAGGCCCGAAGGGGCGAGCGCGTACCTGCGGGGGCTGGTGGATTCTGCGATGGATGAGGCAATCCAGACCGGCCAGTATCGCCCGTTGGCGGCAGCCAACGACGCCAAAAAAGACTGACCCCGCAACGCGTGGCCCCAGCGTAACGGGGCACCCTTCCACGACCACCAGGAGCAACCATCATGACCCACGACAACGACCGACAACGCATTGAAGACAAAGCCCACTCCATTCGCGTCGGGCTCGTCGAGCTTGAACGCCTCGCCGTCGCAGCCGCCAGCCGCCACGACCACCAGGTGGACCTGCTCAAGAAAAAGGCAGAGCAACTGCAAGCCGACGTCGACGAAGCAAACCGCCGAATCTTTGCCGCCGCTACCGTTGGTCGTGAGGGTGACGCCGAGGTGGACCGGCAGATTGCCGCGCTCAAAGCCGATATGGCCGAGGACTTCCGGCGCATCGGGCACGCTGCCGACATCATCCTCCAGGGGGTCGATGAGGCAACCGACGTTGTCGACATGACCGTCGGCCTCGACGACATCAGGGATCTGCTGGCCGAGGCCGGGCAGGACAACCCCGCCATTGGTGCCCTGCTCGTGGACGATGGCACCGAGGTGCAGGTCGTCGACAGCCTGCACGCCATCCTCGCAGATCTGGCCATGCTCACCGACGCGGTGCGCAACGGCCGGGTCATCGCAGCCGAGGCCCAGGCGGCGCGAGACAGAGAAATTCAAGCCGCTGCGGACAACGCCACAGCCGACGCCGCATATGCCGCCGAGCTCGCCCAGGACCTGCAGACAGCCGTCGACGGCCTCGTCGCCGCCATCGCCCCCATCAACCGACCGAGCTGCAAACTGGCCCGGCTTTCAAACCCCATGGGCGCCCTGCGCATCGTCACCGAGGTCGTCGAGGACGTCGCAAGGCAGATCCTCGACGGCCACCAAGGCCAATGTGCGAAGGCGCTGGCCATGGCGCTGACCGACGCTGATCAACTCGAGGAGCAGATCAGTGCCATTGAGGCCGCTTGTGAGGCCGGCGGGATGGCGGCCACCGTCGAGCGTCGGGCCATCCCCGCGTGGCTGGCGAGCAACCTCACAACGCGCGCTGAAAAGGTGAAGGCGCGCAAGGCGAACGCGACTGGGCCCAACGACGAACCCGCAGCCCTCGCTGGGCCCTGGGTGATCATGCGCAACGATGCCAACGGTCGGCGCTGGTTCTTCGACGTTGTCACTGGGTCTCACACCGCCTGGGGCCGGCTGTTGTCCGCGGCAGGGCACTACGACATGGCGGAACACGCAGAGACGCACAAACCACGGGGGTCCAAAGTCATTACGCTCCTCGAGGCCCAGCGTCTCGTCGACAACGACGCGCGCATCGCCGCCGCCGCGCAGCCATCCCTCCCGGCCACCGAGGTGAACGATGGCTGAGCAACTCACCATCGGCGGGGGCGTCCTGCCGACGCAACTTGTCGTCACCTTCAACGCCCACGAACTGCGCGCCAAGCGCAGACCAACGACGCTGACCGCACGCAGCGTGCTGTGCGAGCGGGGGCGCTGGTGGGTCGAACTCATCGCCAACGGGAGGCACTGCGCCCTGATCAACCGCGTTGACCTCGAGGTCGCAGCCGCGGACCTCTATCACCAGGTACACGGGGAAGCCCCGCGCACCGAAGCAGGAGAACCATGACCACCACGACGACGAACGGACCACGCTGGGCGCTTGTGTGGGATGACGACGGACCACTCCGTGCGCAACTTCCCGTGCGCAACCTCGACGAGGAACTGCTCCCCGTCGTCGAGATGCCGCCGCAAAAGGAAACCAAGCACAACCGGCCCGAAGCTGTGCGAAAGAGGAACATCGAATATCGTCGACGACTGTGCGAGAAGGCCGACGAACTTCGCCGCCGCCCAGGACTGACGAAGGACACGAAACACGAATAGCGCAACGCAACGCCACAGGGCGACAACCGGGCGGCGTCATTGCCGCCCGGTTGTTTCTCGGCCATCTATCAGCCCCCACGAACCACGATCAACCCGCGCGCATCGCCCACGAACCGAACGCGCACACGTCCAGAGGCAGCCCCGTGAAATACACCCAGCAGTCTATCGACGACGTCAAAGCAGCGTCGTTGATGTCGACCGTCGCGCGCGTATTCTGCAGCAAAGTCAAACACGAACACGGGCCCCACTGGTCCGCAGTCTGTTGTTTCCACAAGGACACAAACCCATCCCTCGACATCGACGACGACAAAGGCGTGTTCCTGTGTCGCGCGTGCGGGGTCGGCGGGGACGCCCTGACGATGATTGAACGCCAGCGGGGCGGGACTTTCCTCGAGGCGATCCAAGAACTCTCCACCATCGCCGGCGTCCCTCTTGTCAAGGCAGCCGCCGAAGTCCCGCGCGTCGTCGCCGAATGGGTCTACCTCGACGACAAGGGGCAGCGGGCTTACAGCGTCAAACGCTGGGAGCCCGGTCGTGGGCGCGATGGCAAGGCGAACGGCAAGCGCAAGTCCTACAGCCAGCATCTGGCCGACGGCCACGGGGGCAAGAGCCCAGCCCAGATCCCCTACCGTCTCCCCCAACTTGTCGAGGCCCGGGGGACTGGGGCGTTCATCGTCCTCACCGAAGGCGAGAAAGCCGCCGACGCCGTCGCCAGCCTGGGCATCGTGGCCACCACTTGGGCGGGGGGAACGGGGGCAGTCGGCGGGGAGGAACGTTCGACGTGGACGCCGGCGTTCGCCGAACACTTCAGGGGCTCCCACGTTGCCCTGTGGCCCGACAATGACGATGTGGGCAGGGCTGCGATGGGGCGGATCGCCAGCGTGCTGCAGGGCGTAGCTGGGGAGGTTGTGACCATCGCGACGAACGCGAACCAGAAAGGGGCCGACGCCGCCGACTGGGTCCAGGCTGGGGGGACTCGTGAAGGCCTGCAAGGGTTGATCCTCGAGGCCCGCAAAGTCGAGGTCACCAAAGTCGTCACCCCAGCCCCACCCCCAGGCGACGGTCAGGCCGACTATCTGACCGACAGCGGCAACGCCGAACGATGGGTCCGGATGCATGGGGCCGACTTTCGTTGGCTCGCTGACGACGGTTGTTGGTTGCACTGGGCAGGGTCGCACTGGGAGCGCGGGCACGACGCCGCGGCGTTGAACGCGACCAAAGCCGTCGCGCGTTCGTGGCGCGTGGACATGGCAGCCGAGCCCGACGCTGTGCGCCGTGTCGAGCTTCGCCGGCATGCAGAGAAGTCGGAGGCAGCCAGTCGCCGCGCCGCAATGCTGACCCTTGCCGCGAGCGAGCCCGGGATCAGCGTCGCAGCCGCCGACCTCGATACTGACCCCTGGTTGCTGAACTGCTCCAACGGCACCATCGACCTACGCACGGGGACACTGCAGCCCCACCGTCGCGAGGATCTTTGCACGCGCATGACGCCCGTCGCCTTCGACCCCGCCGCCACATGCCCGACCTTCACGGCGTTCCTCGCCCAGATCCTGCCCAACGTCGACACGCGCGAATACCTGGGGCGATGCATCGGCTACGCCGCCAGCGGCGTCATTCGCGAGCACGTCTTTCCCGTCCTGTGGGGGCAGACTGGGCGCAATGGCAAGGGGACACTGGTGGAAGCTGCGTTCGCCGCACTGGGCCCGTATGCGACGGCGCTGCCGAACGACGTGATTATCGAAAGTCGCAACGACCCACATCCCAACATGTTCGCGCAACTTCTAGGCGTGCGGTTTGGCGTCGCTGCCGAACTTCGCCCCAGCGACAAGTTGAACGAGGGAATGCTGAAAAAGTTGACCGGGGGCGACACCATCAGAGCAAGGTTCATGGGAGGCGAATTTTTCTCGTTCGCTCCGACGCAGAAGCTGTTCCTTCAGACCAACTACAAGCCGCGGGTTCGAGGTGGCGACCCTGCCCTCTGGGCCCGGATGCGGGTCATCCCGTTCGGTGTCTCATTCGTCGGCCGCGAGGACCTCACCCTGAAAGAGCGACTGCTGCGAGAGCTCCCCGGCATCCTCGCCCGCATCGTCCGCTGGTCCCTCGATTGGCAACGCCTGGGCCTCGTCGCCCCGGCCGAAGTCCTCGAGGCCACCGCCGAATACCGGGAGGAATCCGACCGCGTTGGACAGTTCCTCGAGGAATGCTGCGAGCGGGCCCCGATGGCGCGCATCTCTTCCGGCGTCCTGTGGAAATCCTATCGCGGCTGGTGCGAGGGACGAGGGGAATCGGCTGGTGGCCAGAACACGTTCGGGACGGAAGTCAAGGCCCGGGGCTACCCGAATTGCAAGGTGTCCGGGGAGCGCCGCTACCAGGGGCTTCAACTGCGTTCGGCTGGGTCGTCGAGCGAGCCCGAACCGGACGACGAAAACGAGAAGCGTGACAATCCATGGGCTTAGACTCATGGGGGGGGGGTCGGCGGACGGACTTGGACGCGGCGCTTTTCGGGGTGCGTCCACCAAAAAAACGGCACTGGGTTGCCGTTTTTTTGTGCTTGGACGCGCTGGACAGACTTTTGCGGACCTTGCGCCATAACATGGCCCTCAACTCAACTGCGGACGACCGTTTCTCATTTCGCTGTTTTTTGGCAAAAGTCTGTCCAAGGGGACAGAAAGGTCAAAAAAACCGCAACAGAAAGCCGTAAAAACGTGGACGGACTTCAAAAAACCCATGCGTCCAAGTCTGTCCACCGACCCTCCGGCAAAGCGCCGCACCCATCATGGGTCATTTCGCACACGGTGTGCGCTGTTGCCTGTATCTGCTATGCTTGGAGCGCAGGCTCGCCGCCCTGGCGGCATGGGACGCCGGGGTAGGTGTCTCATGGACTCGGCAACAAGCTCGGGCCCGCATCGAGGGGCAGGAGCCATGACCGACAACGAGCCCCAATGGGTCCACGACTGCTTGCACTGCGGGGTGTCCGTGCCGAGCGACCGCTGCGACGAGACCTGTCCGGTGTGTCAGGTTGCGATGGCTGCCGAGAAGGCCGCCTCCGCGCCGGCCATCAGCCCCGAGGATCTGGCGCGCAAGCAGCGCGTGGTCGCCGCCATCGGGACCTTCATGTCGAGGCCCGCCACGGTCAAACGCTGGCGTCGCCCGGGGGTCCGATGAGCCTCGGTATCATCGCCCTCGTCGGCGCCGTCGCCATTGGCGCAGCCCTCGGGGTGGTCGCCGCCTGCGAGGCCGTCGACGACGCCCTCCGATCCCGCCGCCGGCAGCGCGCCCTCGATTCCTTCACGACCCGCGAGGCCGGGCCCCGATGACCACCCTCACCGCCCGCATCGAGACCACCCTCGCCCGCGGCCAGAACAACCGCGAGCACCACCGGGTGCGCGCTGCCCGGGTCGTCGCCGAACGCGAGGCCACCCGCCTCTCCCTGTCGTCCGGCGACTGGCGCGGCGATGCGGTGTCGTTGCGTCGCTTAGAGCTCGGCGCCAGGGTGACCATCGTCAGGCCGTTCGTCAGCACCCCCCTCGACGGCGACAACCTCAGCGCCGCCTGTAAAGCCGTGCGGGACGAGGTCGCGGCGTTCCTCGGTGTCGACGACGCCAGCGAACGGTTGTTCTGGGTCTACCGTCAGTCCCCGGCGGTGGTGCTCGGCGCCTCTGTGAAAGCTGAGGTCATCAACCGCCGCGGGAGGGTGACCCGCAAGGCCACGACCAGGCCGAGCAAGGACCACGACACCCGCCCGCTGCTGCGTATCGAGGTCCTGCCCGTCGAGGACGTTGACCCGCAAGTCGCCGCCATCCGTGGCATCAGACGGCAGCTGGCCACCATGACGGCCGGCGTCGAGCGTTTGCGGGAATTCGCCCGCATCGTCGCCCGGGCTGTCCCGCATAGCGACCCAGATGGCGACGGCTGCCTATTCTGCCTCGCCGGCAGCGTCCTCGACGAAACCGCAGACACGACCACCCCAGGAGAACCATGAGCAACCAGACAAAGACCGAATCCGAAATCTTCGCCCTCGGCATGCAAGTCGAGGCGTTGAAGGCGAGGCTCAAGCTGTCGGACATGATGCGCGGCGCCCTCGCCGACATCGCAGACAGCGAAGATGAACACGGCACGCCGTCGTCGCGTGCATGGATGATGAATCGCGCCAAGGACGCCCTCGCCGCCTTCGACGCCGTGCCGGGTGACGTGGTGTCCCGCGTCGTCGGTACCATCGGTGGCAGGGTCGCAGCCGAGGCCGACGCCGCCCAGCAGATGGTGGCAGAGATGCGGGTCCGGTTGTCTCGGCTGCTGGACCAGATGCACGAGCGAACGCAGCCATACGTCGACGGCATCGTCTACACGATGGGGACCGACGCCGTCGGCCACCATGGCGCCGCGCTGGCAATCCTTGAAGCGTCTCACATCATCGCCGGTCGGTGGTGCCTGGCGAGCGAGAGGGACGAGGCGCTGTCCCGCGAGTCCGAGCTCGGCCTGCAGGTCGACGCCCAGGCCCAGCGGCTGCGGCTGTCCGAGGCCGTCGTCGATGTCGCCCGCTACGGGCAGCCGACGCTGGCGATGCGCAACGCCCTGGCGGCATGGGATGCGGTGCCTGGCGATGTCAAAGCTTGACGTCGTCAGTATCGTTCTGGCGTTTTCTTGCGCAGTGCCTTTGACGAGTGGATCACGCGTGAGTGGTCAAGGCTCGCGATAGGGTCGACGGAGGATGACGACGGCAGCGCCCCCAGATAGAACTCGCGCGCGAACGACAACGCGTTCAGGCAGTCATCTAGGCCCTCATACGATGGGCGCCCCTTGGGTCCTGTCGGCGGCTGAATGTTCGAGGACTTCACCTCGACAGCCAACTCAGGCCCGATGGGGACGACGCCTTGCTCTATCGCCAGTTTCAACCGCTGCAGCCGAAAGTGCTTCTCCTCCCCGCTGCGTTGTTCGGTGACGTGCCACGACGAGAACTGATGCAGCGTCTCATAGACGCCGATGCCGACACCGTTGGATTCGACGACGATGGTCTGGGGGACGTAGGTGACGGCAGCACCCTTCACCAACTCCACCAGGTCAGGCAGCGACGTCGTGTTGCTCACCCAGGTTGCAATGATGGTTCCCGTCAGCAGCGACAAGACGACGACGGCGGACGAGTCCCCGCCCCCGCCAGCGGCGATGTCGACGCCGATGACGACGGGCTCGTCCGGCATCCTGTCGCGGTAGTGGTGCCAGCCGTTGAACCGTTTCGCCTTGCCGTCCCACTTGCCGACGGCGTTTGTGACCGCCTCGGTGAATCGGAGAATCCATCGGCCTTTGGCGAAGGAGAAGCAGTGGGCGGGGAGTTGAGGGAACTCGCGCAAGGCCCCGCTTTCGTCGCCAGCGAAGTCGACGCGCATCCGATGCCACCACCAGGCCGCTGTCGCCCTCGAGGTGAACCCGTACTTGGGGCCCGCCAGCGTCTCCCACGTTGCCTCGTCGATGGTGCTGGGGTCGCGCTGGTACACGGGGTGGCGTTCAATCGCTAAGAACACTCGATGCCACTCGCCAGCCCCGTCCTCGCCGTCGCCGTTCCACAGCGTGCGAAACAGGTTGTCAGCCGCCGACGCCGTCGACTCAACGACGATGCGCGCCCCGGGGAGCGCCGTCGACGTCAGCCCACGAAACACGGCGGCGTCCGACAGCCAGAAAGCGAGTTCGCTGGCATGGATGAACCCGTAGGACTTGGACCGACCAACGCGCGACTCGCCAGCATCGGCACGAGACACGGCAGACAGGGCGTCGATGACGGTGGCGACGCCGTCGGGGCCCGCGTTCGCCAACTCGAGTGACCCCTTATTGCGTGCCCCCAGTTCGACACCCAATTGTTCGCACCATCCGGCCAGCCGCGCGAGTAGCCCCTGGGCTTTGTCGCGAGTGTCGGCGACGATGGCGCAGGGGACACCAGGGTTCGATATGGCGAACACCAACAGCGCCAGCAGGGTCACAGTGCTGACCCCCATTTGGCGCCCCTTGAGCACGATCGTGCGCTCATGGTCGAGGATCGCCAGTAAGACCTCGAGTTGGGCTGCAGTGATGCGCCAACGGCTGATGGCGCCGGCGTTCTCCTGGCTGAGGATCGCCAGCAGGCCAGCCATTCTGCGCGCAACGTCGAACTTCGGGCGTCTCAACTGTCACCGTCGTCGTCAGTGAGCAGCGCGCGCAACTCATCGACGCGCCTGGACGTCTTCGGCGCCGGCTTGTTGCGCTTCTCGGGGGCGCCCGCAGCCAGCGCGAGGAGGTGGATCGCTGCCTTCGCCGACGTCGATGCAAGCGTCACGTCCCCGCGCCAAGCCGTCGCCAGCAGTTCCAATTCGTGGATGTAGTGCGCGCGGTTTGTCGAGGTCAGCCGCTGGATCTCGTCGGCTGCCTCGTCGAACGTCATGGCCACCCCGTCGACGACAGGGACGCGGGGAACCCAAGCGTCGGCGGGGATGTCCGCCGCGCTCTTGTCGACTGGGGGCTTTGGCTCCTTCGCCCCCGTGTCGAATATGTCCCGCCTGGTCGTAACCATGGCTGCTCACCCCTCGCTGACGAGCTCGTCGCGCAGGCGAATCACGGCGAGGATGTGGCGCCGATGGATCGACAGCGGTTCAAGGTCGGGGTGCAGTGGTTCAAGCATCGCATTGCGGACGACGACGACGTCCCCAGCGTCGACGGGGGTCCACGTCTGGGGGTGCTGGTCGGCAGCGGCCATCACCTCGCCGACGCCGGCCACGATGTAAGCGACGCACGCCGTCCCCAGCGTGCCTCTGACCTCATCGACAGCGGTGACGATGCCGCCGGTTGACCGCGCGGGGCGACGCAGGGGCAGCAGGAGAGCAGTGTTCGGCGCGACGCTGGCGAAGGCGCCGATGGGGAGCCCGCCGGAATACAGTTCGTGGACGCTGACCATGCCGTCGGCGGCTGCAGGGGTGACGCCGTCGACAACGGCGGGCTCGACGATGGCCGCATCCTCGGTGTTGCGCTTGTCGACAATGGTGAACTTCGTGTGGGCGATGTCGGTCATTGGCTGTCCTTGGTGGCGGGGATTGATTTGATGGTGATGCGCTCGCCCACGACGTCGATGTGACCCATGATGGTGAGCATTCGCAGCATCGCAAACAAAATCTCGTTATTCATCTCGCGCTTTGCCTCGACAAGGGAACAGACCCCGTCGTCGTCGGCAATCTGTGAGAGCGTCTGAAGCACCGCCAGCGGGACGAACAAGTTGGGCAGATACTTTGCGGGGGCATACCACCCGCGCGCGTTGCCGGGGTGCTGGTGCTTCGGTGTCGTGACGGCCTGGGGCTCAAGGGGGAGCGTCGGCGGGTCTGGCTTGGTCTTGGTTGTCGTCATGGTTGTCCTTGCGTTCATGCGAGACTTGCATACCCGAGGATGCGCCGATCGTCGACAGCGTACTCCCGCCGCGCCACTTTGTTCGACGTGTTGCCTTCGATGGTGCGGACGCGGTCCCCCACCACTTCGTCGACGATCCCGCAGTGGTTCCCGGCCACCCCGACGTCGCTGGTTGCGTTCGCAAAAAAGATGACGTCGCCGGCCTGGGGGCTGTAGCCCTTGCGGGGGCGGAAAACCCCGTTCTCGCCTGCGACGGCGACGAACCCGCTGACCCGCCGACACTTGTAGTGCTGCGACTCGAACGCGTGACGCCAGCGGCTGTCCGACTGGTGCACGCACCACAGCACGAACCCCGCGCACCAGGCCAGCGCATCCCCGCGCATGTAGCGCTGGGCTGGGATGCCGTCGTTCTTGCCGGTCTTCTCGCTGACCCCGAGTTGGGTTCGGGCGACGTCGACGACGTTCATGTGCTCACCATTCAAGCCAAAGGAGAAGCGTAGCGCGCAGCACTGTCTGCGCCGTCGACGCGGAGAATTCAACGGTGAAGTCTTCGGTCAACAGGTCAACCCCGCCGTTCAACGTCAGGGCGAGCACCCCGCTGTCGGCGGTCATGATGAGGTCAACAGCGTGGTTATTGGAGAGCGTCGCCACAGTGAAACCCGCCGCGTTTCTCAATAGCGCCGTCACGACTTGCCCCGTCCCCAGTGTCACCGATGACAGATAGGCACGCACGATTCGAGAGGTGCACCGCGTTGCCGACGACACCGGTAGCACACGCAATAATTCGTTTGAAAGAGTGGCGTTGTTGAAGGTGTCTTCGACGTGCAGCGCCGGGCCCATGCCGCGCGCCACAGACAGCCCCGCGACGGCTGCGGCCAACTGTCCGATGGCGCCACTCACCAGCGTTGCGTCGGCAAGTCCGTCGGCGAAGTCCTCGAACGCGAACGATGGGACGTCCAGCGTGCCGAACGCGCGCCATCGGTCTACCTGGACGTGCAGCACGATATTGAGACGATCGACAGTGAACGACGCCCCGCTGACGACGATGTCATAGACAACGCCGGCGTCCAGGGTGACGCTTTGAATGTTGGTATCCTCGACGTCGTCGGCCGTCGTCGCCCCCGCTGCAATGTTTAGGTATGGCGTCGTCGCCCCCGTGGGGATGGCGCTGGTAACGGCTTGCTGGATTTGAACGGTGACGGCGCTGGCCGCCGTGATGTTCGCGTCAAGGAACGCCCGAACGATGGTACAAGCCATAGGGCAGACGAACCGATGTGATCGCCTTTCAACGGATGACGCATTAGAAAGCCCCGCATTGTATGGGAACAAAATGGGCGTAAGTGCGAATCGCTTTTCGGTGACGTCGGCCAGCGCATCCTTCGCGTAAAGGAAAACGTCGTTGAGGTCCGACGGAGACAGCGCATCGCCAGTTGTGAATCT